GGGCTCGGTCGGCGGAAGTGGATGATCTCTTCAGGCGTGAAGAGCGTGCGGTTCTGCCGCGTCGCGCCGTAGAGGTAGCCGTCGATGAACCGCTCCTTGCCGGGGACGATCTCGACATTCTGCGACGGGAGCGTCCAGAGCTCGACGGGGATCCCGAGGCGCTCGTCGATGATGGGATGAAGGTACGCGTTCCCCGTGAGCTCGCCGTAGAGGACGCGGAGGACGGTCGCGTCGAATCCGTTCTGGTACGGGTTCGCGCGCGAGAGGAGCTCGAGGATGGGGTGCGAATCCTCGACGACCTCGAAGTCGCTCGCGAACTCGGCGACCTTGCGGACGACCTGGCGCGACGGCGCGTACGCGGAGTCGCCCGCGAGGTAGGCCTTCGCGCGACGGTCGACGCGGCGGGTCCGGAAGACCTTCGTGCCGGCGCTGCGGTTCCGCACATAGAGGCGAAGCGGCGTCGACGCGACGGCGATGGCGTTCAGGTTCGCGGCGGCGTAGACCCACGACGAGTAGCGGCGGACGGCGGCGTCGTATGAGAACGGCTGACGGAGTTCCTGCCCCGCCGCGCCGACGACGCTCACGCTCGAGGCGCGCACCTTCTCACTTGTGAAAGCCGCCTTGATTCGAGCGAGTAGGTTCATCAGAAGACCTTGATCGTGAGGGGACGACGCGCGCGGCGCGCGAGAACGGCGAGCGCGAGGGCGCAGACGCCGTCGTCGTGACCGACCGTCGCCTCGTACGAGACCGTCCTCCCCGAGTATCGGAATCCGAACGCCTCGAGTTCGGCTCGCAACCATCCGTCGGGGAATCGGATCTCGCCCGTCTGGATGGCGAGCGCGAGACCCTCCATGAGCTGTTGCTTGCTCGACGATGAGAACTTGAATCCCTCGACGCGCCGGCACACCTTGCGGAGATCCTCGACGATCGGATCTCCGACGCCAGTCGAATCGACCTGTGCGACGGTCTGCCCGATCATGCGCGCGAGGCGCTCGCGCGTCGTCGACCATGGGCCTTGCCATCGCTCGAGCCGGCAGACGCGCCCCTCGGCGTCGAGGCCTACGGCGACCGTCCAGTCCTGACTCTTCGCGAGGTCGACGCCCCAGGCCTCGGGCTCGGTGTCCGCAAGCGGCGCGAGGCACGCGCGGATCGCATCGAGGCCGAACGGGTTCCCTCCGTCCTCCGCCGGCACGCCCTCGAACTCCTGCGCGAATATCTCGGGCGGGAGCGAGCGCCGCGCGGCGTCGATCTCGGCGGCGTCGAGGTACGGGTTCGCGACGGAGCCGATTCGGAAAGCGCGCCACTCGCCCGACTCGTCGGCTTCGGCCTCCTGGTAGAGACGATGGAAGTCGCCCGTCCCCTTCGGCGTCCCGAGGAAGAGCGCGCGGCCCTTGCGGTCGGCGAGCGTCGCGCGGATCGACGCGCGCCATGCCTCGAGGAGCCGCGGCACGAAGCCCGCCTCGTCGATGACCGCGAGATCGTACGAGCGGCCGCGGCCCGAGTCGACATCCTCGAGCGTCCAGAAGTCGATCGCGCCGCGCGTCGCGAGCTCGAGCCGCTTCTCGACGCGGTCATGGCGCGAGACGATCGGCGCGAGGGCGCGCTCGAACTCGCGGACGGGATCGGCCAAATACTTGTACGAGGGCGCGAACCATCCGACGCGACGGCCGGCGCAGGCGGCGTCGATTGCGAGCTGGATGCCGAAGGTCGTCTTCCCCCATCGGCGACCGATCTCGAGGACGGAGAACCGCGCGAGCCGGCGCAGGACTTCACGCTGCGACGAGTGGAGGACGGACTCGAGCGACGGGAGACGGACGCGCAATCACGCCGACTCCGCGAGGCCGAGCTTCGGCTCGATGCGCTCGATGGTGACGACCTGCTCGGTCACGGTCGTGTCGGCCTTTTCGCGCTGCCCGAGGTACTGCTTGCCGAGCCAGATGAGCATGACCACATTTCCCTGCTCGGCCTTCTCGAACTGCCATCGGCGTAAACTCATCTTCATCTCCTCTAGACCGCGATGGAGTTCGGAAGAGCAATGCTTGCGGAGCGTCGGCTTCGAGCATCCGACGATGACGGCGATCTCGTCTTGGGTGCAACCGATCCGCGCGAGGTTGTAGACGAGTTCGGCGTCGATCTTCTTCTTCGGTGCGCCCGTCGGCTTCTTCTTCATTCCGCGGCCCTCCTCGCGGCGTCAACATCGACGGTCTCGGGATCGACCCACCAGTCCTCGATCTCGCAGAAGCGGCCCTTGATCTCGAGGCCGCGGTCGGGCGCGACAAGCTCATATCCGCAGGCGAGGAGGATGCCGCGCATCGCGGCGCGGATCACGCCGCCGTCGCGGTACGCGTCATGCTCGACGGTCAGGCAGTCGAAGCGGACGGTCGCGAGCGGGAGCCGCGTGAGCGCCGCGAGCGTGAAGAGCGGCGGCTCGAGATCAAGCGAGAGGTATCCGATCCGTCCGCCTGGCGCGAGCCGCCGGCACTCCGCCGCCCAGTCGACGGCGAACGCGTCGCCGCGCACCTCGGAGAGACGCGCGGCGCGGAGACGATCCTCGGTCGCGATGTCGCAGAGAATGCCGCGCCAACCGTAGACGCGCTCGAGCTCCTCGGTGTTACTGAGGTCGACGGGATCACCCGCGCCGATGTCGAGGAATGTCCCGTCCTGCCGGCCGTCGAGCGTTCGCACGACCCATTGATCCTGCCCGAGTTGCGATGGCATCGTCTCTCTCTCCTATGTGTACGGGAGGCCGTCCTCGATCGCCTCCTCGAGCGGCATCACCTGCTCGCCGTCCTTCGCCTGGGGATGGTACTCGCAGACCTCGACGATCTGCCCGCGGACGACGACGGCCCAACGCATGGACTCCGTCTATCGGTCATCCGCCGAGGATCTCGTCGGCCCGCGCCCGCGTGAGGAGTCCGACCGAGACGAGGTAGTCCATGCCGGCGAGCGTCACGGGATCGTTGTTGAGGATCTCCTGCGCCGCGCTCGCGAGCTGCGCGAAGTCCGCGACCTGGTCGTCGGTCTGCGCGGCGGCGCGGAACGACGCGCGTTCGGCGGAGGTGAACCTCTGGAGGAACTCGAAGGAGGTGTATGCGATTTCGATCATGGAGGATCTCCCGGCCCTTCATCCTCGCCACCGCCGCCACCGCCTGCGTTGGGATTGGTGACGGTTGCCTCGGTTCCAAAGTAAACCAACGGAAGCGGCTGCGTCCATTCGCCGACCGTTCCTGACCAGGTCGTAGGAATGTCAGGAACGCCATTCGCGAAGGTGGAATCGAACTGAAATCCTATGGTCGGCGCTGTTGTCCCGTTACCTACACACAAGAATGCCATCGTCGTACTCGGAGATGCGCGCAAAGTGAATGACGAGTTTGCTTGCACACCTATCCAGTACTGCGTCCCTGCGGTGAAGGAATAGGAAAACGCGGTGTTCTCCTTGAATCCCGTCGTCGAGAAGGTCAGCGTCGTAGATGAATACAGCGGACTTCCCGTGGGCCTTCCATCGCTCGCCGATGCGTAGATCGCGAATCGAAGCGAACGACTCGCGGAAATAGAGGTGACGGAGATCGCGATTCGAGTCGCGGCGAGATCACGCTTGGGAACGAACGGAACGAGATAGTTCCTATTGGCTGAAAGCGTGAGCGTCGAAATGCTTGCTCCAAGCAACTGAGTCGTCGTGTATGTCAGGTAGAACGGATGGACGCTCGGCAGGGATGAAATGAATCCACCGCCTCCTCCTCCGCCGGACGGCGTCGCCCAGGTTCCGTCTCCGCGAAGGTATGTCGTCGCGTCGGCCGTGCCGCTTCCGAGCCTGGCCGTCGCGATCGTCCCGCTCGAGATGTCGCTCGCCGCGTGCGTGTGCGCCGTCGGAGTTCTCGCATCGGAAAGGCGCGAGTCGTTTCCCTGCGCGATCGTTCCGGCTGTCGTTCCGAAGTTCGCGGCGATCGTACCGCTCGTCGTGATCGTGCCGCCCGTCAGGCCCGTGCCGGCTGTGATCGACGAGACGCCGCCTCCGCCGCCCGCGCCTCCCGTCGCCTCGAGCTTGCCGTCCGAGTCGATCGCCAGGCCCGAGCCGAGCGGGATCGCCGAGACGGGCGGGAAGTACTTCAGGGCCATCAGTCGACGCGCCTCATGCGGATTCCGTTCTCGTTGCAGAAGTCGAGGAGATCATCGAGCGTGATCCCGCGCCGCCATCGGATGCGACTCTCGCGAAGGCGGCCCTCCTCGATCCATCGCGCGACGGTCTTCGGCGGCATATCCACCATCGCCGAGACCTGATGACGGGAGAGGATCTCGGGAGCCGCGTCATCGGCGACGGGGATCCCATGCCGCTCCGCGTATGCCATGACCGACTCGCGCGTCGCGCGGCGATGC